TTTGGTGGTTCTGTATCTACTACCATCAGAGTTGGTGGTAGAACTATTGCTCCGTGGTTAATTGTTACTAACCTTGGACCAGATACTGATGCGGATTGGATAGCACCAGCAAACCTTACAAATCAAGTACCAAGCACTCAAGTTGTAAGCTCTATTGTATCTGTTAGTGGAATCAATAGACCAATTACAATCTCTGCCACAAATGGTGCCCTAATCTCTGTTGATTTTGCTACTCCTACATCATCTACAGTGACATTTGATCCAGAAGTAAATGATTCATTCCGTGTCTTTATTGACACTGATCCTAATCTATCTGGTCAAGTAACTACAACTGTTACGGTGGGTACGGGAACCCCAAACCAATTTATTTGGACAGTAAGTAACTATGCTGTTGCTCCACCGCCACCAGATCTAAAAGGTGCGTGGTATAGTAAGAAGAATGCACTGGTAGATAGCAATGGTGATATCATTGAGAACAAAGAAGATGGACATTCTATTGGTACAGTTGTCCCTGTTCTGAAGAGACCAGATGGATCATATGGCACACTAGACGGTAGCCTTACATCTAGATTCCCAGGTTACTTGGAGTGTGATGGTGAACTTTATGACGCCGCAGATTATCCTGATTTGTATGAAGTCATTGAAGAAACATATGGTGGAACTGGTGTAACATATGACGCTCAAAATAAAACATATACAGGACAGTTTAGAGTTCCTGACTTAAGAAATAGAAAACTGGTTGGAACTGGTGTTGTTGATGGTAACAGAGCATCGTCTGCTTTCCCACCACTTGAAGGTGGTGGAAGTATTTACGATCCTGGAGAAACTGGTGGCTGGTGGTATGTTGATGATGTGGACGTTTCTGGTGATAATCCTTATGAACAGATTATAGGTGATGCTGGTGGTACTACAGGAACAACTAGTAATTTCTTCTCATTGGGTACAGTTAAGACTGTATTTGATGGTGATATTACAGCTGAAATTGATTTCACCATTGCTGGTAGTGTAACAGCATTGATCGGTCCACTGCTTGACACATTGGTATCAGTTCCTCCACATACTCACCTGTACGTTACTGGATTGGTTGATGGTGTTAGTGGAGATCCATTAATTGAGTGGCGTGACAGAGGCATGGCATCATTGCCTGGTTCTGCTAGATTAGACAGTGATGGTAGTGTCGGACTTAATGCGGCTAGACTTAATGGTCTTAATGACTTTCCAGATGGAGTTGCAAAGTCTGACACACAAACTATTGTTGACTTATGGTTAGGAGCACTGCAAAATTATGCATCAAACTTCCAGAATGAATGGGATGAAATTGATGGCGTTGATGATCTCAATACGATTGTTACACAGTTGATTAGTGATATTAACACTAAAGCATATAATACCAGTTTGAATGGTGGTCCTGGTCTTGCAAACGTAGGTGGTGATGCTAACATGAGAACATCACAAACACTAGTTGCTGAAACTTGGTGGCCATCACCATATAGTGTGCTATCTGATAGTTACCTTTTCACAGTTGGTGGTGGTCCTTCTGAAGAATACGGTGTTGATGGGGGGTCTGGTAGTAGACACGTTACTGCTGTGATTGATACCAACCCAAAAACTGTTAGAGTAGACGCATACACACCACCACTTCTTGATGGCGACACTGGTGTCACGGAGTCTCATTCGCACTTGATTACACTACAACCAGTTACTGACTTGACTACTGACTATACTTATGGTAATGTTAGTGGATGGGGTAGTGCTAGAGAAGGATTAGGTTCTGCAGCAACAACTGTGAATGTAACTTTCAATCAAAGTGATGTTGGTATGGAGTTGAATGTAGGAACATTTACTCTTAATACATCGATCAAGAAACCAATTCCAAATGTTGCGTTCTCCCCCAACAGAAAGGTAGAACTTCTACCCGAATTCCATAAGGTTAAATATATAATTAAAGCATATTAATTTTTCATGGCAAAGAATGAACTTGCGCCTTATAGGCCACTTGAATTGATGATGAATGAAAAAATGACTAAATCGTCATTTGATGACTTCATTGGTGTCTGGGAGAAGTTTGTGCCAGATGCATTTTGTGATCAACTTGTAGCGTATGGCGAATCATTTATTAATGAGGTATCAGGACATACTATTACCAGTGATGTTGTTGATATCATGGAAGGATCTGAAATGTATGGTGGTAATATTAAAAGAGATGATACTGCTTTTTTAGTTAACTATGGTAGTGAGAAGTGGTCTACCCAGATCAATCAGTTCCTCAAATCATGTGCTCAACATTATGTTAGTAAGTTCTCGCAGCTGAAGAACGTGCCAATGACATCAATAGATATTAAGTTCCAGAAGACTGAACCTGGCGGTGGTTATCATCTATGGCATTATGAAAACGCATCTGCTGGGTATGCACAGAGAGAACTTACGTGGATGATTTATCTTAACGACATTGATGATGGTGGTGAGACGGAGTTTTTGTATCAAAAGCGTAGAATCAAACCGCAAAAAGGAACTGTAGTTATTTTCCCTGCTGGCATGACTCATGTTCACAAGGGGAATCTTGTTATGGGTGAGCAAACTAAATATATAGTGACAGGATGGTACATTAAAGCTGGGTCAAATTAATGACAACAAAACTCGCTAGAAGTGCAACGTTAGAAGTTGACTTTCAAAACAAAATTATTAACAACACTAGTGCCAGAGTGTTGTTGCCAGATGGTAGAGAATATGTTCCTACTTTCTCTATCTCTGGTGAGATGTTAGATCGCTTCAAAGAGGAAGCACTTGGTGAGTTCTGGCACACAGAGAATGATCAGTTGCAGGCTTTATTCTTCTACAGTGACAATTATCTATATTGTCAAAGAAAGAAGAAGAAGTTTGACTTTGCCCAACAACAACAAGTATACAGCACCTATACTTTCACTGGTTATACTGAAGAGCAGGTTATTGAACTAGAGAAGAAAGTAAGGAATTTTATTACTGCTCAAAATACAGCAAGACTCTATGACGTGGAGACACGTCTTTCCAAGATTGACGAAGAATATCTATTCTTTGAAAATACTTGGTTGAAGAGAATGCAAGAAAAGAATGCGATTCTTGCTGCTACAGACTGGCGTATGAATCCTGATGTTGAGGAGAAATATGATGGTGAAAGAGCACTGTGGATTAGATACAGACAAGAGATTAGAAATCTAAAGTTTGGTGAGCCAACAGATTATCCAACACCACTTGATTTCTTTAGAGCAATCAAGACATTCAAGTTCCCTATCGATCCAAAGTTCTATAGAGAAATGTATCCTGATGGTCTTGACAATGATGGCAATGCAGTTGAATATCTTTCAACAGATGATCAATGGGTTGCTAGAGATACTGATTCTTCTAGAGACTTGATTGAATCTAAACTTACAAACATCTCTACAATGAGACAGAACTATATCAATAGTAAGAAAGTAGTTACTAGTGAAGTTAAAGAGATGATGAAACTATTGAGACTTGAAGACTTTGTTGAAGCGGGTATTGATTACACGCAAATTTATACTGAAGAGGATATTAATGATTTGGTTGACTGATTTGCTTGATGACAAGCAACTACATTATTATTCATCACAATTTATAGAAGATAACTTTTACCACTGTCCTCCACCTGAATATGGGGCAGTGGTAAAAAATTGTAGCGTCATGACTCCAGAGTACATGCGCTCCGATCAATATAAAACTATTGCCCATCAATGCTGGAAAGATGTATCATTATTGCAGCAAGACTATTTGTTAAAGAATCCATCACAACCATATCTTGTATGGTATAATGAAGGACATTATTATGACTGGCATCGTGACCATTTTCCTTGTGGTGGTGTAAATTCAGACATTAGTATGAGTATCTTCCTTAATGATGATTATGAGGGAGGTGAATTGCTCATCAAGGTGGGTGATGCAGTCACAGAACATAAACCAAAAGCAGGAACTGTGGTGTTATATGATACTGGGCTATGGCATTGTGTCAAACCAGTTACTAAAGGTAGTCGCAAGGTTATTGTTGGATGGCATGAGTCTTTGATTCAAAACTCTTTCATCAGACGAGAACTAATTGCAATGGGAAGAGAACTATCCAAGGATGAAATGGATTGGAACGCTCTCAAACAAATACATGTGAATTTGATTAGAGAATATGGAAGACCTATTGGATAGAGAGTTAAAAATCTATGACGAAGTGTTTGATCACCTTACCTTCCGCAAAATATGTGAAAAGTTGCAATCCCCAGGTTGGGAGTTTGGACATACTTCCTATCATCCCTCGGATCCTAACTATAAAATATGCTGTAAGTTCTGGAAGAGAGAACTCGATGATGATGTGTTCTTTTCTGATTACCTTCTAAATAAGATACAGGAAAAGACCAAACAGTCTTTTACTCTTGAAAATGTGTATGCAAATGGTCATACATATGGTTTAGATGGCATATTTCATCAAGACCATTTTGATGAACGAGGTAGAACATTCCTGTTGTATGCAAACTTACAATGGGCCAATGAATGGGGTGGCGGCACACAGTTTTACACCGATAATGGTGAACTACGAACTGTAATGTTCCAACCAAACCGAGGTATACTATTTCCTGGTA